CAGCGGATGCGTTTCAAGCGGCGATGGGCCAGACCTACCTTCAAACGCCCGACGTCGGACTCGGGACCATGGCGGATGATGCACGCGGGCGGGCCGATGGCTATCGTGAGGCATCCGGCATGCTGAGCGATGCTGCCACCCGGCCGCTCGCGAGTTGGCAGGCGTTGCAGACCGCCATGACCACGGCCGGAGCGGATGGAACTGCGGCGCTGGATGCGGCCACGGTCGCGGCGGACGGAACCACCGACGCCCTTGACGGAGCGGGCACAGCGGCGGGCGGTGCCGGGGCGGCTAGCAAAACGGCTGCCGAAGCGGCGGCCACCGGCTGGGCAGCAGTGACGGCGGCCTTGTCAGACTACGCAGCCAAGGCGCGCAACATTGGTGCCGATGTCGGCCAAGCACTGGTTGGGGCGTTTCAGAGCGCGGAAGACGCCGTGGGTAACTTCGTGAAAACCGGCAAGTTGAGTTTCGGCGATCTTGTGACCTCGATCCTGGCCGATCTGGCGAAACTGGCGGCGCGCAAGTTCATCCTCGGCCCGATAGCTTCTGCGCTTGATGGCGTGCTGGGATCGCTCGGTGGTGGTGGGCTGTTTGCCGGAATGACCGGGGCGGCGGTCCATCATGCCGGTGGTCTGGTCGGCGGCACTGCACCGATGCGCGCGGTGCCGATCATGGCCTTCGCCGGGGCACCCCGGATGCATGCTGGTGGATTTGCCGGGCTGCGCCCTGATGAGGTGCCCGCCATCCTGCAGAAGGGCGAACGGGTCCTTTCGCGCCGTGAAACGGCCGGATACGGCGCGGGCGGCAATGTCAGCATCACGATCCAGACCCACGACGCTGAAAGCTTCCGTCAGTCGCGCACGCAGGTGGCATCGGACATAGCCCGCGCCGTGTCGCTGGGCCGGAGGGGTATGTGATGGCGTTTCACGAAGTTCGGTTTCCGGACAACATCAGCCGTGGGGCACGCGGTGGGCCGGAACGGCGCACGCAAGTGGTTGAACTTGCGAGCGGCGATGAGGAGCGCAATGCCAGTTGGGCCAATTCGCGGCGGCGCTATGATGTGGCTTACGGCATCCGCCGCGCCGATGATCTGGCGGCGGTGGTGGCGTTCTTTGAAGCCCGCAATGCTCGGCTCTATGGCTTTCGCTACAAAGACTGGGCGGATTACAAATCCTGCCTGCCATCACAGGCGATCACACCCACCGACCAACTTGTCGGAAACGGCAATGGGCTGCAGACGGTCTTTCCCCTAGTGAAACGCTACAGCTCTGGCGGCGTGGATTATGTACGTGTGATCAAGAAGCCTGTTTCAGGGACCGTGGTTCTGGAGATCGAGGTGCCCGATGGGCCGGAAGGGCCAGAACTTCTGACCAGCTGGAACAACCTGCAAACCGGCTGGTCCAACACTGGAGCGACCGGTGCCAACAGCGCCATCACGTTCGGTACCTTCATCAAGGCCTATGACATTGGTGTTTCCGGCGCTGGCCTGCGCCAGCACATCGCGGCAGCAACCGTGGTGGCAGGCACGGTCTATCGGGTGCAGGCCTGGATCAAGGCGGGAACCTCTGCACAGGCCCGTCTGAATGTGAGATGCCAACCCGGAAACCTCGACAGCGACATCCGCGGCACATACGCGGCCCCGGCGATTGTCGGCACGGCAGGCGGAGCCATCGCAAATGTCACGTCCACCGACCTCGGCGGCGGCTTCTGGCTCTGGAGCTTTGACATCACCATCGGCCCCGGTTTCACTGGCGCGCTGATCGGGGTGGGCAATATCACCGCCGGGGCCACCGTGACGATCCTGGCCGCTTCCATCCGCCAGCCGCCGGTAGCGGGCGTGATCCCAGGCCATACTGTCGATCCCGCAACCGGGCTGGTGACCTTCGCTTTTCCACCTGTCACCGGAACCACGATCCGCGCCGGGTTCGAATTCGATGTGCCGGTGCGGTTTGATACCGACGTGCTGGACGTCACCCTCGATATCGAACGGCTGGGGTCGATCACATCCATCCCCTTGATTGAGGTCCGATCATGAAGTCGCTGTCGGCGGAGTTGCAGGCCCATCTCGACGGTGGCACCACCACCCTGTCCTGGTGCTGGCGGATTTCCCGCGCGGATGGAGTGACGTTGGGCTTTACGGATCACGACCTGATGCTGGCCTTCGATGGCACGGATTTCGAACCAGAAAGCGGATTTGCCGCCTCAGAGGTCAGGTCAGGGTCCGACCTCTCCGTCGATGCCCAAGACGCCGAGGGCGTGCTGACCTCGGATCGCATCACGGAAACCGACATCATCGACGGGCGCTGGGACGCGGCAGAGGTCGAGTTGTGGCGGGTGAACTGGGCAGACACCAGCCAACGCGTCTTGCTGCGCCGGGGTGCGGTGGGTCAAATCCGGCGCGGTCGCATGGCCTTTGTGGCCGAAGTGCGCAGCCTGGCCCATGTGCTGGGCCAGACCGTGGGGCGGACGTTTCAGGCGAGTTGCGACGCGGCACTGGGCGATCTGCGCTGCGGCATCGATCTGGAAAACGCCGCCTACAAGGGCAGTGGGGTGGTAACCGACCTGCTGCGCGACCGGGCGTTCCTGGCCATGGGCCTTTCCGGGTTTGCGTCGGGCTGGTTCACATCTGGCACCCTCACCTGGACAAGCGGTGCCAATGTCGGGCGGATCACCGAACTGCTGGGCCACGGGTTGACCGATGCCATCGCATCCCTGACCCTGTTGGAAGCGCCGGTGCGCGGCATTGCAGAGGGCGACGCCTTTATTGCCCGCGCTGGCTGCGACAAGCGCATCGCGACCTGCGGGGCCAAGTTCGCCAACACGTTAAACTTCAGGGGCTTCCCTAACATCCCGGGGCAGGACGCGGTCTTGCGGTATGCCAGCCGGGACGGCAGCAATGACGGGACGGTCCTGTGATGACCGCCGATCCCGACCGCGTCGTCGCAGTTGCGCGTTCCTGGCTTGGCACCCCTTACCATGATCAGGCCAGCCTGCGCGGGGTTGGCTGCGACTGCCTTGGGCTTGCGCGCGGAGTCTGGCGAGAGGTTGTCGGTGACGAACCCTTTCCGATCCCGCCCTACAGCCGGGACTGGGGTGAGACGGGGCCGCGAGAAGTGCTGGCAGAAGGTGCGCGGCGGATGATGCCGGAGATCGCGCTGGCCGACCTTGGACCCGGCGCGCTGATCCTGTTCCGTATGGCTCCCCGCGCCATCGCCAAGCATGTCGGGATCCTGACTGGCCCAGACCGCTTCATCCACGCCTACGAACGCCTCGGGGTGATCGAGGAAGTCCTGACCCCGGTTTGGCGGCGGCGCATCGCCTTCGCCTTCCTGTTCCCGCGCTCCAGCAGCATCTGAGATTTTCATCATGGCAACTCTTGTTCTCGGGGCCGTTGGCTCCGCGATTGGCGCTGGCTTCGGCGGCACCATCCTTGGCTTTTCCGGCGCGGCCATCGGCGGCTTCATCGGATCGACCATCGGATCGGCCGTCGATAGCTGGATCGTGTCTTCCATGGCCCCGGCGCAGCGCATCGAGGGTGCGCGGCTCGACAGTCTGCGGATCACCTCCTCGACCGAAGGGGCGGTGATCCCGCGTCTTTATGGTCGGATGCGGCTGGGCGGCAATATCATCTGGGCCACCGATTTCCGCGAGGAAACCCGCACCACCAGTCAGGGCGGCGGCAAAGGTGGTGGCGGCCCGAAGGTCACCACCACCGAATACCTCTACTTTGCCTCTTTCGCGGTTGCCTTGTGTGAAGGTCCGATCACCGGGATTGGCCGGGTCTGGGCCGATGGCAAGGCTCTGGACATGACGGGCGTCACTTGGCGCTGGTATCCGGGCGATGAGGTGCAGACCCCAGACCCGTTCATTTCTGCCAAGATGGGCCTGTCGGGGACCCCTGCCTATCGCGGCACGGCCTATGTTGTGCTGGAGGAACTGGACCTCACACCCTTCGGCAACCGCCTGCCGCAGATCAGCTTCGAAGTGTTTCGACCGCTCGCGGATCCCGATACCGCCGAGGGGCTGGTAAAGGCGGTCACCCTGATCCCGGCCTCGGGCGAATTCGCCTATGCCACGGTCCCGGTCAAGAAATCCAGCGGTTCGGGCAGTGCCACCGTGGCCGAGAACCTGAACGCTATCCCCGAGACGCCCGACATCGTCGTGGCACTGGACCGGCTGCAATTCATGGCCCCGGCGGTGGAAAGCGTGTCCCTGGTGGTGGCGTGGTTCGGCGATGACCTGCGGGCGGGCAATTGCAAGGTTCGCCCCGGCGTCGAGGTGGCAGCCAAGACCACGACGCCGTCCGCATGGGTGGTGAATGGGGTTTCCCGCACCAGTGCGGTGCTGGTCAGCCGAGATGCCGGGGACCGCCCGGTCTATGGCGGCACACCGGCGGATTTCGCGGTGGTGCAGGCGATCCAGGAGATGAAGGCGCGCGGGTTGCGGTTGACCTTCTATCCTTTCCTTCTGCTGGATGTGCCACCCGGCAATACCAAACCGAACCCATACTCTGACAACGCCGCCACCGCTGACCAACCGACGTTCCCCTGGCGGGGCCGGATCACCTGTTCTCCGGCTGCGGGCTATGCAGGAACGGTGGACAAGACTGCGACGGCGGCCACTCAGGTCGCAGCCCTTTTCGGAACCGCGACGCCCGCCAGTTTCAGCGTCTCCGGCGAGATCGTCAGCTGGACCGGCCCCGTCGGCGAATGGTCGCTGCGCCGGATGATCTTGCACTATGCGCATCTCTGCGCGGCGGCCGGGGGCGTCGATGCCTTCCTGATCGGCTCGGAACTGCCCGGCCTGACGACGATCCGAAGCGGGGCTGCGACCTATCCCACCGTGACCGCCTTGAAAGCCCTCGCTGCAGATGTGCGTGCCATCCTCGGTGCCGGACCCAAGATCGGCTATGCGGGCGATTGGTCGGAATACTTCGGCCATCATCCTGCCGATGGGTCGGGCGACGTGTTCTTCCACCTCGATCCGCTCTGGTCAGACGCGAACATCGACTTCATCGGCATCGATAACTACATGCCGCTGTCAGACTGGCGCGACGGGTTCGATCATGCTGATGCAGCGCTGGCCCCGGCAGTCTATGACCGCGCCTATCTGCAATCCAACATCATCGGCGGCGAGGGTTTCGACTGGTTCTATGCCAGCCCATCGGATCGGACGACGCAGAACCGGACGCCGATCACCGATGGTGCCGCCGCCAAGCCGTGGGTATTTCGTTTCAAGGATCTGCGCGCCTGGTGGTCGCAGCCTCATTTCAACCGACCGGGCGGCATCGAGAGCGGGATCCCGACAGCTTGGGTGCCGCAGTCCAAACCGATCTGGTTCACCGAACTTGGTTGCCCGGCCATTGATCGCGGCACCAACCAGCCGAACGTGTTCTTCGACCCGAAGTCGTCGGAAAGCTTCACGCCGTATTTCTCGCGCGGCTGGCGCGACGACACAATCCAACGCGCCTATCTGGAGGCGACCTATCTTTTCTGGGGTGCGGCGGCGAACAACCCGACCTCGTCGGTCTACGGCGACCGAATGGTGCATGTGCCCGAATGTGCGGCCTGGACCTGGGATGCGCGGCCCTATCCGTTCTTTCCGGAACTGACCACTGTCTGGACGGACGGGCCGAACTGGCGGCTGGGCCATTGGCTGACAGGGCGGCTCGGCGCTGTATCCCTGGCGGCCCTCGTTCGCCATCTCTGCCTTCGTGCTGGAATGGCGGAGGCCCTGATCGACGTTTCCGGCCTCTGGGGAGCCGTCGAGGGCTACGTCATCTCGGCGCTGGAAGCTCCACGTGCCTCGATTTCCTCGCTGGCGCGGCATTTCGGCTTCGATGCTGTCGAGAGCGAGGGGCGCATTCAATTCCTGATGCGGGGTCGGGTTGCCACCGCCACCATCACGCCGGTTGGCATGGTCGCCGCCGCCTCGGCCAAGGGCGACGTGATGGAGCTGACCCGGGCGCAGGAGTCCGAGCTGCCGCAGGCGCTAAAATGGCAAGTGGCCCGCGCCGACGAGGATTATGACGCGGCGCAGGTCGAGGCGCGTCGCATCACCGTCGACACCTCGCGCATCGCTTCCGAGGCCTTCCCGATGGCGGTGCCGCCCGAGGAGGCCGAGCGCCGCTGCCGTCGCGCGTTGATGGAGGCTTGGGTCGGGCGCGAAAGCGCCGTGTTCAAACTGCCGCCTTCGCGGCTGGCGCTGGATCCCTGCGATGTTGTGCTTTTGGACCATGATGGCCGTCTGACCGAATTGCGCCTGGTGACGATTGCGGACTCGGATCTGCGCGCCATCGAGGCCGTGCGCCAGGACCGGGCGGTTTATGATCTGCCACCCGGCGATGCCCGCCCGGCCTCGCTGTCCTCGCCTGTGGTGTTTGGCGCAGCGGATGTCCTCTTGCTGGACCTGCCGCAGCTGTCCGAGGATCAACCTGCGCATCGCCCCTTCGTTGCCGCCCATGCGACACCATGGCCCGGCGTCATGGCGGTGTTCCGCAGTGCGGCCTCAGATGGTTTTGCTGTGCTGACCACCTTCGGCACCCGCGCCCGCATGGGTGTACTGGCGGCGGACTTCCATGCCGGGCCGACCTCGCGCTTCGATCTGGGCAGTGCGCTGACCATCGATCTGTTCTCCGGCACCTTGGAAAGTGTCACCGACATTACCCTCTTAGGCGGGGCAAACGCTTTGGCCGTGGAAACCAGTACCGGCCAATGGGAAATCGTCCAGGCAGGATCGGCCGAGTTGATCGCACCCGGACGCTACCTCCTCAATCGCCTGCTGCGTGGCCAGCGCGGCACAGAAAACGCGGTCGTCGGGACGCTGGCGCCCGGCGCGCGGGTCGTGGTTCTGGACAACGCTGTCGCCCCCTTGCCCATCAGCGAGGCCGATCTCAGTCTGCCATGGAACTGGCGCGTAGGCCCGGCGTCACGCGCCGTCAGCGACGACACCTATGTCGCGGCGAGTTTTACACCCGAAGGCGCTGGGTTGCGCCCATTCTCGGTGGCCCATGTCGAACAGCCTTGGCGGACGGCGCGCAACACCGGCGATCTGACCATCCGCTGGACGCGCCGCTCGCGGTCCCTCGCAGCCGACACCTGGGGCATTGGCGATGTGCCCTTGGTCGAAGACAGCGAAGCCTATGAGGTGGAAATCCGCGACGGCGTGGCGATCAAACGGACTCTGGCCTCCGCGACGACCACCGCCCTTTACTCCGCCGCCCAGCAGATCGCCGATTGGGGCGCGCTGCTGGGCCCCGGCAACAGCCTCGACCTTCGAATCTATCAGCTCTCCGCCCTGATCGGCCGGGGTGCCATGCGAGCCGTCACCCTATTCTTCTGAAAGCAGCCCTTCATGTCCGACATCACCACGCACCTGCTGCTGCCCTATATCCTGGCGGCGCAGGCCCAAAAGCACGTCACCCACAACGAGGCCCTGCGGCTGCTGGATGCGATGGTCCAGCTTTCGGTGCTGGACCGGGATCTGACAGCCCCGCCCGCGACGCCTGCTGATGGCGACCGCTACATCGTGGCATCGGGAGCGACCGGTCTTTGGGCAGGCTGGGATTTGAACGTGGCCCTCTGGGTCGATGGCGTCTGGATGCGCCTGGTGCCACGCCCCGGCTGGCTGGCCTGGATCGCCGACGAGGCAAGCTCCGTCGTCTGGACCGGGGCGATCTGGGAGCTGACAGGCGTGCCGCAGGATGTCTCCGATGCCATCTTCAGCTTGGTGAATGACGCTGATCCCACCAAGAAAGCCCTGTTCTCTTTGTCGGGTATCAGCACGGCCACGACACGGACCTTCTCCCTGCCCAACACCTCCAGCGAGTTGGCAATCCTGGCGGGCACCCAAAGCTTCACCGGCAACAAGACCTTTGCGGGCACGCTGACCGTGACCGGGACAATGCTGGTGGCCAGCGCAAGCGCCACCATTGGATCATCGGCGATCACAGCCACCTATGGCATGGGCACTGGCGTGACCACGACCGGCGTCACCAAGACGGTGAACCTGGGCACCGGCGGCGCGTCCGGATCAACTACAGTCGTCAACATCGGATCGGCAACTGCTGGCGCCGGTGGCACCACAGTGGTGAACACGCCCACAGTGACCTTTGCGAACACAGTCACGGCGGTCGGGATGCCCCAGGCAAACCTCACGGCCCAGCTGCTCGGGCTTGGAGGGGCCACCGCTGATGCCACAAACCGGCTGAGCGCCAATACCCCGAATGTGCTTCTGAACAACGCAGGCGCATCCATCGAAGTGACGGTGAACAAGAACGCGGCCGCCAATGACGCCTCCTACAGTTTCAAGACCGGCTTTTCCGCTCGGGCGCTTATTGGCCTGCTTGGCAGCGATGACTTCAGCTTCAAAGTCAGCCCGAACGGCTCCACCTTCTATGACGCCTTCCTGATCGACCGCACCAACGGCCAGGTGGAATTGCCGCAGCCAACCATTCTGCCCGGGCTCAATGCTGCGCCGACGCCGCCGCCCGTTGGAAAAGCCTCCGTCTATGCCCGCAACCGAGCAGGCGCGCCGTGGATCGACGTCATGCGCCCCTCCGGCCGGGATTTCCCGCTGCAGCCACACTTCGGGGTGAACCGCATCGCCAATTGGTCGCCTTCGGTCAGCACCACCATCACCACCGAGGGCCTGCCGATCACCTCGGTTGGCACCGTGTCCACGCCGACCCTGGCCGCGACAAACCTGGCCGCCAGCATGCGGCGCTGGCGTCTGACTTCGGCCGTCACCATCGACGCAGCCGCCGAACAGCGTTCCGCTGGCTGGGCCTGCTGGCGTGGCAACGCGACCGGGCTTGGTGGCTGGACTTTCGTAGCGCGGCTGTCACTCGCCACACTGCAAGCGACGGGCATGGGGTTCTTCGGCCTCTATGGATCAACCGCCGCGCTGGCCACAACATTGACCCTGGCGACGGTGTTGAACTGCATCGGCATCGGCTTCCAGCGCGGCACCCATGCCAACTGGCAGTTGGTGGCCAACGACGCCACCGGTGCGCCAACGCTGACCGACATGGGCGCACCCTTCGCCATCGCTGTCGGCGGCCTGCTGACCCTGTTCATCGCTGCCCCGCCCAACGGCAGTTCCATCTGGGTTAGGGCGGTGAACGAGGTGACCGGCGCGACGTTTGAGCAGGAGATCACCGCAGACCTGCCCGCCACCACGCAGTTCCTCTCACCCCGCCTCTTTCTGAACACCGGCGCCACTGCCGCGGCTGTCGCCTACGACTGCGCAGGCATCTACCTCGAAACCGATTATTGAAGGACACCCCATGACCGACGAACCCACCCTTCTCGACAGCGCGGCACAGGCGTTTCGCGACCACGGGCTGACCGCCGCCATCACCGCGCTGATCGGTGGCAGCCTTGCCATCGCGGCCTCGGTGACCCGCAAGGCCTTCACCAACGAAGCCATGCTGGAACGCCTCGACCGCGAATTGCACCTCGAGCGCGAGCGGATCGACCGTATGCGCGCCGACGACCGCAGGGCCGATGCCGACCGGCTGGAACGCATCGAAACGGACATCCGTGCCATGCGCGACGTGATGTTCGAAGCCTTCCAGCGCGGCCGCACTGACTGACGCACGCCATACCACCCAGTCGATCCACCCCAGCCCGCCCTCACGGCGGGCTTTTTGTTGCCCGACGCTGGGCAGAAAGAACCACCAAATGACCACAGACCCAACGGACGCCATCCGCCTGATCCAGAGCGGGTTGGACAAGCTCGGCCATAGCCCCGGCACCATCGATGGCCGTTGGGGCGTGCGAACCGCCCGCGCCTTGCGGCAACTGATCGCCGCCAATGGCCGCGCGGCATCCGTGGCACCACAGGGTCCCCTGCCGTGGATCACCGAGGCGAAATCAGCGCTGGGCCGCAACGAAGCGCGCGACCGCAACTGGCTGATGGACTGGCTGAAGCGTGATGGCCGATCCTTGGGCGACCCCAGCAAGAACCCCTGGTGCGGTGACTTCGTGGAGACCTGCATCCGCATGGCCCTGCCCGATGAACCGTTGCTCGGCGCGCTGGGCACCAATCCCTATTGGGCGCGCAACTGGCTGCTGTTCGGCCACGAGACCAAGCCTGTCTCGGGCGCGGTGCTGATCTTCGAACGCGGATCAGGCGGCCATGTCGGGTTCGCCATCGGCCAGGACGATACGCATTTCTACGTATTGGGCGGCAACCAATCCGATGCCGTCACCATCGCCCGCATCGCCAAGTCTCGCCTCCTTGGCGCGCGCTGGCCCGCGACCTTTCCTCCCCGCCCCCAACGCCTGCCAACCATGAAGCTGGGCGAATTCCTCACCACCACCAATGAAATCTGAACCGGAGAAAACCATGCTGAAACCTGCAATCCTTGCGCTGATCCGCCAAATCCTCACCGTCGCTGGGACCGCGCTGGTCGCGAAGGGCTTTGTCCAAGCATCCGACATTGAGCCGGTGATCGGCGCACTGCTGACCATCGGATCGGTGATTTGGTCGGTTGCTGACAAACGCGGGCGGTGAGCTTACTGCCTGATGCCAAACAGGGGCGCGTCACATCTTCTTGCTGGCATCCGAACTCCAGCCTGACTTGCAACGCGCCCATCATTCATCGCAGGCGACCAAGATTGAACGCCTACGTGGTCGGCCATATTTCGGCCAACCATTGTGGGCTCCGAACGGGTTCGCCGCCATCCCCACCCCGCCCTCGATCCGCCCCCCACGACGGCTTCTCCGACGGTCCCGGCGCTTAAAGGGTCCCGGTCCCCAAATCTTGTTGCAACAATGGGTCAGGCCACCACTTCCGCCATCAAGCGTTTTCCAGTTCTTCAGCATGCGCAGAGGCTGGCGGCCGGATCGTCACATCGACAATCTGCTGAAACTCCTTCAGGATGTCCTGGTGATGTTGGGTCAGGTAGCGCGCCAGTTTCGGGTTGCCGAGCAGCGTTTCGATGTAGCGGCATGCGACAACCAATTTCAGCTGATCTGGCCCATAGCTGCCTTCGATAAGCTTCACCTTTCGCTGGAGGCTGGCCATTTCACTTTGCATGCGTTCGACCTGTTCAGCAGACAGACCCTTGATTTCCTTTTTCTTGGCAGGGCTAACAAGGTCTGCGGCCGACGTTGCCGCGAGTAAGGCTTCTGCATAGGGCACGGTGTAATTGTTCATGGCGATCATCAACTCGACCGCCTCGACCTGCCGCATCGCTTTCATCTTCCGCAACGCGTGGAAAGTGTTGAGCGGGCAGTGCTTGTCTTTCAAAAGGTCGGCAACCTCCGGGCAAATCCCGTCGAGCAACTTGCGCTTCATCCGGATATTCTCGACGTTGACGTCCAATGCCTTGGCGATCCGCTCCACTGAAACCCCGCGCTCGACCGCGCGCAGGATCATTTTATGTTCCTGAACTGTGGCCAAACGGCTGATCCGCTTGTTATAGGTGAAAGCTTCGTCGTCGATTGCAACAAGGCAGGTGACGGAAGTTGCGCCGAGGTCTTTTAGAATTTCAACTCGGATATAGCCATCAAGCAACAAAAACACCCCGGAACTGTCCTTGCTGCGTGTGACAACTGGTGGTTCGATGATGCCCACCTCGGCAATCGAGGCGGCAATCTGAACGTATTTTCGGGATGTTTTTATGCTGGCGGGAAGTTGCTTCACCGGCAAGATCGCGGACATCGGCACCTCAATGCCCTCAGGCTCAAACGCCATGACTACTGGTTGCGCAGATACAGTCATAACGGACCCTCCGTCAGGATTTCGGAAATCATCATTGGCATCGTCTCAAGCCCCTCGGCACGCAGAAGCGTGGCGAAGTTCTCATCTCGAAAGAGTGCCCGGAAGGCGGTCGCGACGAACAGCAGGTTCGCCTGAGCGATATCCGCTTTTCGGACCATCTCCCGTTGACGCCCGGTTTCGATGCGGAAAGCGCGCACCAGCGCATCCGAGGTCATACGCGTTCGTCCAGTATTGTCACCAGCATTGGTTTTCTGGCGCTTGCCAAGTCGTTGGCGCCGTTCAACGAGCTTGCGTGCAGCCACCAAACGCTTGCCCTTCAGCTTTCCGGATGTATAGGCAGCGGCGAGTGCTGCCTGAACGCCATCGCCTTCTGCGCGGGCAATATCGAGCGCGACGCTGACTGGCATTTGACCCGTCTCTACCGCCAGCAGCAGCCGTTCCTCGCCTTGCGCAATCAACTGACCAATTTCGTGCACATAGGAATAGGTGAGGCCGGTCTTTTCGGCGATCTTATGGTCCGAATAGCCGCGTTCCTGCAGGGCTCCAATGTCATGTAAGAGCTCAAGAGGGCGGTGCTGGCGGCGGGCGATGTTCTCAATCACGCTGCGCAACATCCGGTCTTCTTCACTTGCGTCGATGATGATCGCCGGAATTTCGGTCTGCCCAAGTGCTGAATATGCTTCCATCCGCCCTTGGCCACACACCAGGTGAAAGGCCTCAACATCGGGATCAGCCCTGTCGACCGTCACCGTGATGGGTTTTTTCAGACCAACTTTGGAAATGCTGTCGACCAGCTGCTTGAAGGTCCTTTCGCTGCGTTCACGCGGATTTTCCACAATCACGCGGTCGATGGGAATTCTTTGGATTTTGATCGGTGCGATGTGGGCTACCATGGCACCACCTCCGAAACGCGTACCCGCCCTGCCATTTCGAAGAAGAAATCTAGGGTGTCGAAACGAAAAGCGTCCAGCATCAGGCCATTCTCCTCTGCAAGCCCCAGACGGTTGGTCCGCATCTCGAATTGGGGCAAAAGGTAATAATCGAGAGCGTCCGTGTTCGTGCGGTCCATCCGGATCGCAATGGTGATGTCCGGGGCGAGGCCAGTATCGAAACGTATCTTCCACCGCAGGCCGCCTGAGGCAATTTGTCGGCAGCGTGCTACGACGACCGACGTTGTAAATTCGCCGTTGATGGTCAGCAGATCGGTTGCCGGGTTCCGCACGACCACACCGCCCAACCTGGTGATTTCGCGGGACACCAGATCGACCGCGTCGCCGTGAAACAGGCGCAACATGCGATTGACTTCGATGTACTGGTAATCGCGATCCGGGGTGAACCCGACCAACTCGTAAGCCCTGAGCAGGCTGCCGAAGCGATGGGCATAGGCCCCGCTGGACGGCAGCCCATCGGCCTCGTCGATCACCAGCCCCGAGATATAGCCATGGCGCTGGAACAGTTTGGTGAGGCGCTCCAGCATCTCCGTGTCGGAGAACCGGTGATTGCGCGCCTCGATGATCCCCTGAACCTTGCGGAACAGCTTGGGCTCGATGATCGCCTCAAACGCGCCATCTGACCTGATCCACATGTCCGGGCCATTCACGACCCGCTTGCGCTTCAGCTTGAAGGAGCGGCGGTTGTAGATGTTGTTACCGATGTATTTTTCATTGGTCAGGATTTGATGGATCGTCGCCCGAGTCCACGCACGGCCGAGGTCGCTGTGAATGCCACGATCATTCAGTTCGGCGGCGATTTCACTTTCGGACTTTCCATGCTTCAGAAACCGGCTGTAAATCCAGCGGACGGTCTGAATCTCGTCGTTTGGGCCCGGCACAAGTGTGACCCGATCGGT